GAGGAGCAGAAAGTCCATATATGCCAATGATTCACGATTGTTATTTAGCTGGGATGGAAGTACAAGTAAATCCAGAGGGCAATAGTTATCATGTAGCTGAAGGAAGTTATTATGCTCCAGCATCTATGAATATGACATTAAACTTTTCTGAAGCTCGTATGTTATCACGTCATGATTTATATAAGAAACAAGCAAGTCTTGGGCCAAGGTATGATTACAGTCGACCAAATTCGGCTCTTCAAAATCCTTCTCCACAAGGTGAGGGAGGAAACGGATAATGGCATTTTTTGAATTATTTCCAAAGGTAGAATATGATTTTAATAGACAAGGTGTTGTCCAAAATATGGTTGACATCTTCAGAGCTGTTAGACCACTACCAACATTTTTAGACAATTTTACTGGTTATAAATTTTACGAAATAAAAAATGGTGAAAGACCTGATATTGTTTCTCAAAGACTCTACGGAACACCAGATTTTTATTGGACTTTTTTCGTAATTAATGATTTTTTACATGATGGTTATCGTTCATGGCCTAAGAGCGCAGAACAATTAGAAGCTTATATGAATAAACAATATAATGGTATTGTAATCGAAACAAACCCTGACACAATTGAAAGAAATTCTGATCAATTAATAACTAATCATCGTGATAGTTTAGCTGGAAGATTTAGTTTAGGCGAAACAATAACTGGAGCAACATCAGGAGCAACTGGTAAATTATTTAGAAAAGTTACTGATATGAGTCAGTTAATTTTAACTGATGTAACTGGAACATTTATTGGTAATCCAAAATTAATTAATGATTCTACTGAATTAGTTACTGGTTCAGTATCAACTGATAGTGTTTCAACATATAGAGTATTTAAATATGCGGATGCTCCTTATTTTTATTTTAAAACAGGAGATGCAAAGCAACAACCTGTAACGAATGCAGTACATATTCCAGGCGGATTACCAGATTCAGACTTAAGTTTTGTAACTAACAGAGCTCACGAATTTGAAAAGAATGAACAAAGATCTAAAATACGTTATGTTGACCCAAATTTTATAGAACAATTTGTGGACGAATTTGAAGAGCTTTTAAATGGCTAGTAATAAAGGAACATCAAGACAATTTGCAGGAACGAGTGAATCAGTTACTCCATCCAGTTATACATTAGATTATATTAAAGTAACAACTAATGATGGAAAGATACTTGATATAAAAAATCTTGTAAATAAATTTGAAATACAAGAATCAATTAATTCTCCATATTTAGTATGTGTATTGACTATCATTGATGCTACTAATTTTTTAAGTGAACAAACAATTTCAGGTAATGAAGAGGTAGAATTTTTAATTAAAAGATCTCCCATTAAAGAAAGCAAACAGAACAAACAAAAATTTAAATTTACAATGCGAATTGCTGAAGTATCTAATTATGTAAGGCAAGTTCCAAATAAACAGTTTTATAAAATACGTCTTGTATCAAAGCATTTATTTAATAATAATACTAAAATTTTACAAAGACCATTTGAAAATACTATAGGAAAATTAATTCAAGATATATGTGTAAAAGATTTAGAAGTAGAAAAATATGATATATCAAATAGTTCAAAACAAGTTGTAAAAGGAATATATCCGACATTAAAGCCTATACAAGCAGCTAATTGGTTATTAAAAAATGCATTTGAAGATGGTACACCATATTATTTTTATGAAACTATAAATGGTGGAGTGTATGTACAATCATTAAAAGATATGATTGATTTAAATGATATTTACGAGACTTATGAATTTAGAGGTCAATTTGAATTTGAATTAGGAACTCCAGACTCATATGATGAAGTACGTAAACGTATTCGTAAAATTGCTGGTCCTTTAGGATTGTCTAAGTTTGGTAATATGAGTAAAGGTGTTTATGGTGGAGTGTTACATTCTTTAGATATATCAAATAAAAAATTTGAAAAATTTGAATTTAATTATAAAAAAGATATAAAAAAAGTTGGAAATTTAAATGGATATTTTAATTATCCAGAAAATACATTTAAAATAAATGACAGATTATTACATGATATAAAAGAAGCTCGTAATTATTATATATCATATAACGAAAATGCATTTGATGGTTTAAAAAATTATCATGAACCAACTAAACCGACTGTTTTAAAATCAGATTCTTATTATAATAATTTAAATGATCAAAAACTTGAAATTATTATACCAGGAGATTTTGAACTTTGTGCTGGTAAAGTAATAAAATTAAAAATACAAAAGGCTACAGAATCTGAACATATAGAAAATAGTAGAATGATCGATCCATATTTATCAGGAAATTATTTAGTTGAGTCAATAACTCACAGTTTTGATACTGAATTTTTACAAAACGTTATAATTAAAAGAAACACTTTAGGGTCAAATATAAATGAGGAATGATACTTATATAGACGGTAATTTTGCTTGGTTTACAGGTAAAGTTGAAGACGTCAATGATACAAAATATTTAAATCGTGTTAAGGTGCGATGTTATGGTTGGCATACAGATGATACAAGTGTAGTGAAAACATCTGATTTGCCTTGGGCTACAGTTATGATGCCATCAACTTCGCCTTCATTAAAAGGGACTGGTTCTAATCATCATTTAGAAGTTGGTTCATGGGTAGTAGGATTTTTTAGAGATGGACCATCTGCTCAAGACCCTATTGTTATGGGTAGTATAGCAACTCAAGAAGATGATATACTTGACATCCCCACAGAGGCACAGAAAAGCCCACCTACTAATAAGGTATATAAATCTACTGTTGGTCATTTAATTGAAATTGATAATACAAGTGGAGATGAAAGAATAAATGTTAAACATAAATCAGGTACAACTATATTAATCGATAAAGATGGCGGTGTTCATATCGACGCAGTAAATGATATTGTTACAATTGATGGCAATACTTCTATTACTGGTACGCTTCATGTCACCGGTGCTCAAACAAATGATTCAACTATTGTGGCAGTAGACAGTATCACTGGTAAAAATGTTACTCTTGATACTCATACACATAAACATGCTCCTGGAACTGGTGGTTCATCTTCGCCATTACCAGCAATTACAGAAACTCAAGCTCCAACAAGTGGAACTTAATGTATAAATAGATATATGGCAGTAATACAATCAGATAAAAGAATTAGCGGTGATTTAGAAAAAGCAAGGATTGTTTCTAAGAGTAAGGAATGGCGCGACTTAGATTTGTCGTTAAAAATTCATCCTATTAGAAAAGATATTATACCTCTGAGAGATGATGCAGCTATAAAAAATGCTTTAAGAAATCTTTTAGTTAGTAATTTTTATGAAAGACCGTTCAATCCAGCTCTAGGCGCTAATTTAAAAGGATTATTATTTGAACCTGTCGACAATATAACAAAAATTTCATTAAGAGAAAACATTGAAAGAGTAATTACTCGATTTGAACCAAGAGTAGAAATACTTGATATTGTTATTAATGATATACCAGATAAAAATGCTTACAATATAATACTCAAATTTTTAATAAAAGAATATGATTCTACTGAAAGTGTAGAAATAATATTAAGAAGGTTAAGATAATGGCTACTAATTTAAACGTAACAGAACTAGATTTTGATGATATAAAAAATAATCTCAAAAACTTTTTAAAACAACAAAGCGAATTTAATGATTATGATTTTGATGGATCAGGTCTCAGTATATTACTTGATGTCCTTGCTTATAATACACATTATAATGCAATGAATGCTCATTATTCGTTAAATGAGTCATTTTTAGATTCAGCTCAAATTCGTGGTAATGTTGTATCAAGAGCAAAACTTTTAGGTTATATTCCAAGATCAGTACTTTCTCCAAGAGCAAGAGTTAATTTAGTAGTTGATGTTTCTGCAGTAAGTGGTACTAAACCTACAACTCTTGAATTAACAAGAGGAACTAAATTAAATACAATTGTTGATGGAGAAGAATTTCAATATGTTGTTTTAAGTACTCAACAAAGTAATTTAAGTGGAAACACATATACATTTAATAATGTTGTAATTGCACAAGGCACAATTAGAGAAGTCAAATACAGAGTTGATAATGATATTGAAAATCAAAAATTTCAGCTCAGTGATGTTGATGCCGATACTTCAACATTACGTGCGCGTGTACAAGAAAATCAAGAATCCACAGCATTTGACATTTATACACAGTTTGAAACATTATTAAATGTTGATTCAACTTCAAAAGTTTATTATATACAAGAAAACACAAGTGGATTTTATGAAATACATTTTGGTGATGGTGTTACTGGTAAAAAACCTGTCAATAATAATATTGTTACTTTAGATTATGTAATTACTGATGGTAAAGAAAGTAATGGTGCTAATATATTTACTATGGTAGATAATATTGGTGGATTCAGTAATATTACTGTAACTACTGCAGCTGCAGCAGCAGGTGGTGTTGATAAAGAAACAATGGAATCAATAAGATTTAATGCACCACTTACTTTTATATCTCAAAATCGTGCTGTAACAGCCGATGATTATTCAGCAATTATTAAAAAGAATTTTAGTAATATTGACAGTATATCTACATGGGGTGGAGAAGA